ATGATGTTATTAGAGCAAAAGGTGGAGTAAATAGATTTCAAAACCCTACCGCCAGAGATACAGTAATTCCTTCTCCAGTTAAAGGTACTGTATGTTTTGTTGAGCAAACAGACGGCGGTACTGATATAAACCAAGTTCAAATTTATAATGGTACATCATGGGTAGGAATGTTAGATACTGCTTATTTAAATACAAAAACAACAGATTACTCTTTAGTTCTTGGAGATGCAGGACAAACAATATTAGTTGATTCTACTATTGACAGAACAGTTACAGTTCCACTTAATTCTTCTGTGCCATTTGCAATTGGTCAAAGACTAGACGTAATAAGATTAAATACTGGAAATGTTACTTTCGCTGGGGCAACAGTAGGAGTAACAATTAATAGTAAAAACTCTAACAAGAAAATTGCTGCAAGGTATTCTGGTGCAACTCTTATCAAAACTGGTACAGATACCTGGGTACTTATTGGCGATTTGACAGCGTAGGTTAGCCATGACTTATTGGATAGGTAGATGGTCATCCAAAGGAATGGTAACAGTTCCAGATTTAAGCGGATTAACTCAGTTAGAGGCAGAAGCAACATTAGTAGCAAATGGACTAGTTCCAAACTTTATTGGACTTGATCAAACAGAAAATTCAAATTTAGCGAATAGGGTTTCTTATCAAAATATAAACTTTAATACATTAGTTGATTATGAAACAACCATTAATTTTAAAACATATGAGTATTATGTAGAGCCACCATCATTTAGTTTTACTCCATTTGGCTTTACACCAACATTTAACTTTACCCCATTTGGAGCCTTTGGCTTTACACCATTTGGGTTTACTCCATCCCCGCAACCTTGCGGAGATTGTGTAGAGTATAACTTTACTCAGCCAACCTGTAATGGAGAAGACGTATATGTTGGAAACTATACAAAAACACGAAAAGAGTGCCCAGCAGGTAGTGGTACTTGGGTAGATTGTACATCTGCAACCTTTGTCAGTTTTGGAGAGTGTATCTCATCAAATGTGAGTAGTTGCGGAGGAAGTGGCGGAGAAGGTGTACCATGTGCTGGAACATTTACATTTACACCAACCTTTACCTTTACACCAGCCTTTTCCTTTACACCAAGTCCTTGCGGAGATTGTGAGGATTATGGAGACACAGTAATTATTCCAACATGTAATGGAGAAGATACATATGAGGGAATTTATCAACCTAGAAGAAGAAACTGCGGTGGAACATATGAAAGTTGCCAGTCAACATTTGTAGGCTTTGGCAATTTAATAGAGGCAAACACTACGTCATGCGGAGGATCTGGAACATTTACATTTACCCCAACATTTAACTTTACTCCAGCCTTTTCCTTTACACCATTTGGATTTACACCAGCATTTTCCTTTACACCATTCGGTTTTACTCCAGCCTTTACATTTACACCAGCCTTTACATTTACTCCAGCAAGCAACCCATGTCCAGAGCCAGGGTCATGGAGTGCATGGGGAACATGCTCTGGTGGAACGCAAACCAGAACAAGAACTAATTATGAACTTGTAGGAGGAAATTGTATTCCATATATAGAGGAAGATTCACAATCATGCAGTACTGGATTTACATTTACTCCAGCATTTAGTTTTACACCATTTGGGGCCTTCAGTTTTACACCATTTGGATTTACGCCTGACGCCTTTTCCTTTACACCAGCATTTAACTTTACACCATCATTTAACTTTACACCAGGAGCATTTTCATTTACTCCACAGGGTGGATTTGCATTCTTTAATTCTATTTCAGTAACTACAGAGGTTTTGCTTGCTGGTTCTCCAACATCTTCTAAGGCAGCAGGACAACTTAAAGTAGGAGATAAACTAAGAGCGTTAGATATACCAAATCCAGAAAATATAGATTGGACTCAGTGGCAATCTTCTAATCTAAATCTTACTGAAGATAATGTAGTTGAAACAGAGATTGTATCTATTAATATTGTTCCAGAAGATGATTTTATTTACATTGATGGAGATATATTTTCTAAATCACACTATGTGTTAGTCAAGAAAGATAATATTATTAAATTTATTAGGGCGGTAGATATTGATACAACATACCAAATATTCTCTCCTACAACAAATTCTTTTATAGATATTCAGTTAGTAGAAGTTGTTTATATGAATTTAAATAAGGTATCTATTAACTGTGAACCATATGACAACTTCTTTACAACTAAAATGCTTGTATTTGACAGACCAGACAGTGATGTGTAATAATATATTATGAGTAAAAAAGAAGCCAGGCCATGGGATTTTTTAAATCCAAATACAAAATATGTTTCTGACCAAGAGGCAGATAGAAGATTTGATATATGCAATTGGTGTCCAAAATATATTACATTGACTGGTACATGTAAAGAATGTGGATGTTTTATGAAATTAAAAACAAAATTAGAGCATGCCACATGTCCTTTAAATAAATGGTAAAGTGGGGGAATAAATATCCCCCACTAACCAAATTAATTAGGAAATTTTTCTATCCATTCTTTTGTTTTAGCGGATATACCTTTCCAAGCATTCCAGTTTTCTCCTCCTTGAGACATATGAAATGCAATTTCTGCATTTAAAACTGGATTAAACAAGTCTGCATTGTGATCTAGATTAAATTTTTCACGACGATCAGGGCCAAGCATTCCAATCATATTGATTTGAAAAATACCATATGAACTGTCACCAGTCTTGGAATTTCCATTGAATGCAAATGGCCTACCATTACTTTCTTTTTTAGCAATAGCCCATGCCTTCTTGAGATTTTGTCCCCTAAATCCTACTAGTTTAAGTAGTTCTTTAAGGTCATTATCAGATAGAGATGTAGCGTTTTTATATTTTTCTAACTGATCTTCTTTAGCCCTAGAAACACTTTTGGCCACTTCCGTGGCCTCAATAGTCTCTTCAAGCACGATAGGTTTAATATCGTTTAATCGGTTTTCAGAAGCATTGGCGATATTTCCCCAAACGGCAAACATAGCCAATATGCTGAGTGTACCAATGATGTTCCTGTTATTATTCATAAAGTTAATCATAGTTTCCTCCTTAGAAACGAAAAACACCTTGTTTAAGGGTGTTTAACATTTCTTAGTATAACACAATTTGAGAACGGTAGTCAAATAGTGATATAATTATTTTCTATGGCTGAAATAACTAATAATTATGGCTTAACATATCCAGAATCAACAGATTCTGTTAATGTGCACAATGATATTAAAAAATTAGCAGATGATGTTGATGATGCTATTTCTTCTCTTGATGCCTCAAATGTGCGGATAAAAGTAATTAATAATTCAGGATCAAGTATAGGTGCAGCAAAACCAGTATATGCTGTAGGGCATACAAATAATAAAACACAAATAGAATTATTTACATCAGATTTATCAGATAATTATCCATTCCTTGGTTTGACAAAAACATCATTGGACGATGGAGATAGCGGAGAGGTTGTTGTTGCTGGCGTTTTAACAAATGTAAATACAAGTAGTTTTTCTGTAGGAGAATTATTATATGTAGATGCTTATGGCGCCCTTACAACTACCGTCACAGGTGGCGCAATAGGAATTGTTGCAGTGGCAGAACCATCTGCTGGAGTAATAGTCATTCAAGCAAAGGGCAATGGAACTTGGGGAGCATTGAAGGCTGGATTAGCCTAATATGATATAATCAACACATGGCGACCTTCCGAAATCAGACAACAGATAGTTATGCTTTAGGGTCAACCCCACCAGAAATACGATGGACGGTAGTCAGAGGAGACTCTGCAGCATTTAGAGTATATGTCACAGATGATGAAAGAGAACCACTATTAATTGAAGATTGGGAAATAGCGATGGATATTTATCGTCCATCAACAGATGAGGTGGTTTTATCTTTAACTCCAGGACCAATTGAATTTCAGGATAGCGAAGGAAGTTTTACCGTTTCTCTAACCTCTGTCCAATCTGAAGTCTTAGAAACGGGAGATGTTTTTGACATACAACTTACAGAACTTGATTCTGGCGCCAGAGTTTGGACGGTAGCCAAAGGATCAATGGTTGTTGTTGAAGACATAACACAATAATGCCATCAAATCTACTACCAATATCAGACCAAGTATATAGAACAACTCATCGATTAGCACATGCACAAATAAAAGACTTAGAAAAACGATCTATTCGTATTAATGATATAAATCATAAAGCAAAAATAGAAGAAATTGTGCCATTTAAGGTGCAATTTATTAATGTTGGGGTTTTTGGTTTTTCTAAAAACAATCCAGCAGGCATTGGGGTAGCAGTTGTTGGTTACAATAACTATATCCTTTAAAAAATAATATAAAAAAGGAGTTATAATAAGGCCATGGCAAAAATATCCCTTGCTACACTAAAAACAAAATTCGAATCTGGAGACCGTCCAAGTCAACAGGACTACGAAGATTTAATTGACAGCAGTGCTGGTCAATCACTAGACTTAGGTTCTTCAGGTAATAATGAGAATACAATTTCAGGAATTGAAAATCCTACAGTAATTGACAACTTTGACGCCACAGAATGGCGCATGATTAAATATATTGTTTCTATCGCCAAAACAACGGCAGGAGATAATAAATTTTATGCAACAGAATTGACTATATTGGTTGACGGCACAAATGTAAATGTCAGCGAATATGGAACAATAGACAATGATGGGAATATTGGCACCATTAGCGTCTCCAGGGCTGGAAATACAGTATCCTTAACGGTTACTCCAGATCCTGCGATTAAGCCAGTCACAGTTCGTTATGCACGAATTGGACTTAAGGCATAACTAAGGAGATAACAAAATGGCAACAGTAACAAAAGACTTTAAAGTAAAGAACGGTCTTATTGTTGAAGGCACAACAGGTACCATCGACGGACAAGACATTCTTACTAAGAAGCAAGATGACCAAGATTATATTGTTGGTCTTATTGGTGGCACAGCCACTTCAGAAAACACTGCAAATACAGTCGTAAAGCGTAATCTTAATGGCGACTTTTCTGCGGGAGTAATAACAGCAGATCTAACTGGTGATGTAACTGGTAATGCAGATACAGCAACAGCACTTGAGACTGCTCGTACAATTTCTTTGGCTGGCGATGTAACAGGTTCTGTATCTTTTGATGGTACAGCAAATGTAAGCATTACAGCAACAATTGATGGCTCTTTTGCAACAGATGCAGAAGTTGCTACAGCAAAGGGCGAAGCAATCTCAGATGCAGCCACAAGCGTAGATTCTAAGATTGGTGATAATACTGTAGATGGCACAGCAGGAAATACAGTTACTGCTCGTATTAGTTCAGCAGCATCAACCGCAGAATCAAATGCTAACACATATACTGATAACTCAATCAATGCACTAGATACTGACGATATTGAAGAAGGTGTAAACAATCTTTACTACACAGATTCTCGTGCTCGTGGATCAATTTCTGCAGGAACAGGAATTTCTTATGATTCAGCAACAGGTGTTGTAGCAGTTAATACAACTGACATTGCTACAGTATCTTATGTTGATACAGAAATTGCTAACCTAGTAGATTCTGCCCCAGCAACTCTTGATACCCTCAACGAGTTGGCAGCAGCACTTCAAGATAACCCAGATATCATTTCTGACCTTCAGGGAATCGCTGCAGGAAAGCAAGATGCATTAACTGCTGGTTCAAATATCAGCATTGATGGAAACGATGTTATTTCTGTAACTGGATTAACATCAGCAGAAATCTCTGATTTCAACTCAGCAGCACTTTCAGCAACTTCAGCAGCATATGATGTTGCAGGTGCAGCAGCACAGGCTTTGTTAGATGCAGAAGATTATGCAGATGGCCTTGCTGTTAATTATGATGCAGCAGGTTCTGCATCCGCAGCACAGTCAGCAGCAGAAACATTTGCAACAAATGCTATTAATGCACTTGACACAGATGATATTGAAGAGGGTGTAAATAACCTATATTACACAACTGCTCGTGCTCAAGGTGATGCAGCATCACTACTTACAGGTGCTACATTAACAAATATTCAGATCACTGGTGATGGAAATGGTCTTACAATTACCGCAGAAAACGGTGTTGCAGACTCTGATACAGATGATCTTGTTGAAGGTTCAACAAACCTTTATTTCACAGATGCTCGTGCAGTATCTGCTCTTGAAGCAGTTGTTCCAAACTTTGAAGCAGTAGAAATTGACTCACTTGCAAAGCAAGTAGCAGCAACAGTTTCTGTCCCAACTGCCTCAACAGTTACAGGATTCTCATGGGCAGCAGCAGACTACAGAACTGCAAAGTTCTTGGTTAAGACTGCTTATGGAACACACACAGATGTAGCAGAAGTTCTTTTGACTCTTGATACATCAGATAATATTGCTATCACAGAATACGCTATGGTAGGAACCAATGGCTCTGCAATGACAATCTCTGCAGATGTTAGCGGATCTGATGTTCGTCTTCGTGTGGCAACCGTCAACAATAACTCAACAGTTACTGTTGTAGGTACACTTTTAGCATAACAAAATAAATAAAAAGAGGGAGTGGTAGATCTTGGCAACAGTAGATAAAGATTTCAAGGTCAAAAACGGACTAGTCGTCACTAATGGCGGTAGTTTTGGAGGATCTGTAGTTGTAGGAACACCTACACTTGACACACATGCTGCTACTAAGGCTTATGTAGATTCATTAGCAAGCGGTATGGTTGTTGGATCTACCGCTCCCGAATCACCATCAAATGGAGATTTATGGTTTGACACATTAACCTCAAGAGTTAATGTTTATTATTCTGATACATGGATTACCATGGCAGCAATTGATGACACATTAGGTCTTCCAGACCATATTCATGATACATCAATTGATGGAAACGGACTTATAGTTTCTACCTTCATAAGTGGAGGTAGTTTTAACGACCCACAGGGTTCTCCAGTAGATGGGGGATCCTATAATACTAATTCATGGACTTTGGTTTATGATGGAGGCAGCGCAATAGATAACTTCAATTAAAAATTGATGTTATAATAAGCACAGAAATAAAACGGTAGAAATACCATAAGGAGAGAAAAAATATGGCAACAAGAATGCAACAGCGCAGAGGAACCGCAGCACAGTGGACATCTGCAAACCCTATTTTAGCAGCAGGAGAAATCGGATTTGAGACTGACACAGGCAAGTTCAAGATGGGTAATGGTTCATCTGCATGGTCTGCTCTCTCCTACTTCGCAGATTCATCAGATTTTGATACAGCAGCAATTGAATCTACAATTGATTCAAAGGTTGCTACAGCAGTAAGTGATTTGGTTGCTGGAGCACCAGCAGCACTTAATACTTTAAATGAACTAGCATTGGCTATTGATAGCGACTCTTCATTTGCTACAACAATTACAAATGCACTTTCTCAAAAGGCTGGATTGACAGCATTTACTAATCACGAAAGTGCAACAACAAACGTTCATGGAATTACAGATGTGGCAGAACTAGCAACAAAGTCTTATGCTGACAGTGCCGTTACTACACACAAAAATGTAACAACCAACGTACACGGTATAGCAGATACAACAGACTTAGTTTTAACAGCAGATTTGTCTGGACATAATTCCGACACAACAGATGTACATGGAATTCCAGATACAACATTATTAGCAACAAAATCTTATGCAGATAGCGCTGTTGGAACACATAATAGCGTTACAACATCAGTTCACGGCATTAGCGATACTGCAGATTTAGTATATGTAACAGATCTATCATCACATGCTGATGAAACAACATCAGTTCACGGTATAACAAATACTGCAGATTTAGTATATACAAATGACTCAAGATTGTCTGACACAAGAACCCCTACAGATGGTACAGTAACTACTGCAAAAATTGCAGATGATGCTGTAACAACTGCAAAAATTTTAGACTCTAATGTTACTACCTCAAAAATTGCAGATGGGTCAATTACTTCTGATAAAATTGAAAATGGAACAATTGTAGATACAGATATTTCAACAACTGCTGCCATATCACAAGGAAAAATTGATGGGCTAACAGATAGCCTTAACGATAAGGCTCCTCTTGCAGGTCCAACATTTACTGGAACTGTAACACTTCCAACAACTACTTCAATAGGGGATGTCTCTTCAACAGAATTGGGATATCTAGACGGTGTTACCTCTTCAATTCAAACTCAAATTGATTCTAAGTTGGCATCTGCAACCGCAGCATCGACTTATGCACCAATTGCTTCACCAACATTTACTGGAACAGTAACAGCCCCACTTTCAACTGCAGGATATGTTAAGACAGACTCCTCTGGAGTATTGTCTTCTTCTGCAGCAGTTGCACAAGCAGATGTTACTGACTTAACTTCAGATCTTGCACTAAAGGCGCCATTGGCTTCTCCAGCACTTACTGGAACTCCAACTGCCCCAACTGCAACTGCAGGAACAAATACAACTCAAATTGCTACAACAGAGTTCGTAACTGGCGCAGTAAGCGATTTAATTGCATCAGCACCAGGAGCATTAAATACTCTTGATGAACTCGCTGCAGCATTGGGTGATGATGCTAACTTTGCATCAACAGTTACAAACTCACTAGCACTCAAGGCTCCTCTTGCCTCTCCTACATTTACTGGAACAGTAACTGTAGCAGCATCAGGAATTGCTTTTACAGATGGTACACAAACAAAGGAAGGTGTTGCATCACGCACACCAATTTCTCAAAAGACAGATTCTTATACTCTTTCAGCATTGACAGAAAGAGATTCATTAATTGAAATGGGTAAGGCAACTGCTCAAACTGTTACAATTCCAACAAATGCTACAGTAGCATATCCAGTAGGAACATCTATTGATATTCTTCAAACTGGCGCTGGACAGGTAACAATTGCTGGCGCTTCTGGCGTGACAGTAAATGCTACACCAGGTCTAAAGTTACGTACTCAATGGTCTTCTGCAACTCTATTTAAGAGAGCAACAGATACATGGGTAGTAATGGGCGACTTAACTGCTTAATAAAAATTAAAGGAGAACAAACATGGCACAAGCAAGAAAAAGAGGTCTAAAGGCCTCAGCACAGGATAACTTTATTGGACCAAACAATGTTACTAACGTAACTGCATCAGATGTAGGAACTGGTAGAGCGTTTGGTAATGGTGCAATTAATGTGTCATGGACTAATCCAACAGCAGGAAATACACCAACAGGATACAAGGTATATGATGGTGCTACTCTTAAAGCAACTGTTGCACATCCAACAAATACTGCACAAATAACTGGATTGTCGGGTGGCACATCATATACATATACAGTAAAAGCATATGACTCTTATGGAGAATCTTCAGGAGTAAATGCTCCAGCAACTACAGCAACTACTGTACCAGCAACTCCATCTGCTCCATCAGCATCTACTGTTAATGGCACAGCACAGGATACAGTTTCCTGGTCAGCACCAAATAATGGTGGCAAGGCTATTACAAATTATTATTGGACATCATCAGATGGAAAGTCTGGAAATACTGCAAATACATCAGTAACTGTAAACCAAGAGGCTGGATCACAGCAAACATATAATGTTAGAGCAGATAATGGTAATGGATCTTCTGGAACATCAGCAAATTCTGGCACAGTGACAACATTTACATTTACACCATTTAGTTTTGTGCCATTCAGTTTTACACCATTCGGTGCCTTCGGTTTCACACCATTTGGTTTTACACCATTCGGTGCCTTCGGTTTCACACCATTTGGTTTTACACCATTCGGTGCCTTCGGAGCCTTCAGTTTTACACCATTCGGTGCATTCGGAGCCTTCAGTTTTACACCATTTGGAGCCTTTGGAGCATTCGGAGCGTTTAGTTTTACACCAATGTTTGGTGCATTCGTAGCATTCGTATTTTCTCCATCATTTAGTTTTGCTCCTATGGGAGGTTTTGCTTTCTATAATTCAATTAGCATATTAACTGAAGTTTTAACTGCAGGAGTTCCAGGTTCTACAAAAACAGCAGGAGAACTTCAGGTAGGAGACACTTTGTTGGCATTAGATATTCCTAATCCTTCAAATACGGATTGGATTGAGTGGGAAGTAGATTCGTCAACAATAAGTCTTGATGAGTCAAACAGGGTTGAAACTCAAATTGTTGCTATAGATATTGCAACAGAAGACGAGTTTGTATATATTGATGGAGATTTATTCTCTAAGTCTCACTATGTTCTTGTTCAAAAAGGACAGGCTACTAAGTTTATTAAAGCAGTAGACATTGATACATCATATAAAATTTTCTCTCCAGAAACAAATTCTTTTGTTGACATTTCTTTGGTAGAAATGATTTATATGAATTTAGATAAAGTTTCAATTAACTGTGAACCATATGATAACTTTTTCACTACAAAAATGTTAGTATTTGATCGCCCTGATACACAAGTATAGTTCATTATATATGATATACTGTTAATATGAGTGATAAAAAATCTGCTAAGATTTCTTTTATATCTACAATGCCAAAAAATGTAGATTTATTTCCAGAACCAGTTCCAGCATTTAAAGAAATACCTTCATGGTTTAAAAAAGTAATGCCATTTTATAATAATGACGATACCCCAGTCGACGGTATGCAAAGATTAACAGTAAAAAGATGTGTAGCATTTTTAGATATGCTTTCAAGTGGATATATAATTAAAGCACCTTTTGATATATATATTGATACTACTAATGGACAAAAAATATTTCAAATCCCAAAATCATTAGAGGGTTTTTCAAATCTTGGAATAAAGCCAATGATTGGTAATCATGATATGAAGCAGGTAGAAGGATATCCTATAGATAAGGATCAATATATAGAGCACATATTTAGAATAAATCCTATTTGGGTAGCAAAAGGCAGCAGGGGCGTTAGTGCTTTGTTTATTCAACCGCAACACCATGAAGTTTCTCCTTTGTATGCTATTGCTGCAGTTATAGATATAGATGGATATCCATCAGATGGACTTTTATCCTTTTTAGTTAAAAAAGATTTTAAGGGATACATCCATAGGGGTACGCCATTGGTTCAAGTTATTCCTTTTATGAGACAAGATTTTGTTTCTGAAATTATTAGAGATCAAGTAGAAAATGATAAAGTAAAAATGATTACTAATAAAGTAAGAACAATGTTTAATTCTGGATATAGAAAATTAATGTGGAATAAAAAAAGTTATATTTAATAATAAGTCTCAATAATAACATTAGAGTTTGATAAAAACAAAAACTCTGGTATACTTGAATCATTACAGTTTTCAATTAGGAGAAATACATGTCTGATTTTTTTAGTTTTCGTTTGTCTGAAGAGTTCATCAATGAGTATAAAACAAAGGAACCCCCATTTGGTTTTACAGACGCTGGGGGTAATTCATTAGGAGAGATTACATTTATCCGCACTTACTCACGTATGAAAGAAGATGGAACTAAAGAAAGATGGCATGAGGTTTGTCGTAGAGTAATCGAGGGTATGTACTCAGCGCAGAAGAATCACGCAAAAGAAAACAGACTACCCTGGAATGACTATAAGGCTCAAGCATCTGCCAAAGAAGCCTATCAACGTTTATTTGAATTAAAGTGGACTCCACCAGGAAGAGGCCTATGGTCTTTTGGAACAGCCCTTACTATGGAAAAGAAAAACTCGGCTGCTTTACAGAATTGCGCTATGGTTTCCACAAAGGACATAGATCGCAATGATCCAGGCCAACTATTTGGTTGGGTTATGGATGCCCTAATGATGGGAGTTGGAGTCGGATTTGATACTTTGGGCGGGGATAAAAATCTATCTATTTATAATCCTACAGAACCACCACAAGTATATCAAATACCAGATACTCGTGAAGGATGGGTAGAGTCTGTTAGATTACTTATCAATTCATTTTTAAAGCCTAATATGTATATTCAGGAGTTTAATTATGATCTTATTAGGCCTTTGGGTGCTCCTATTAAGGGTTTTGGAGGCACCGCAAGCGGTCCTGCACCACTTATACAGTTACACAAGCAGATCAGGGCTGTAATCGGCGGTAGGGCTGGAGAAACCCTAGACTCAAGAGCAATAGTAGACCTTGTAAACCTTATTGGTACTTGTGTGGTATCAGGAAATGTTAGACGATCTGCTACCTTGGCTTTGGGCGGAGCAGAAGATAAAGACTTTATGAATTTGAAGAATGCTGAGGTTTTCCCTGAGCGTAATTCATTTGATCCAGAAAATCCAGGGTGGGCATGGATGTCTAATAACTCCATTGCTGCGACGGTAGGTACAAAGTACGAAGACTATGTAGACCTAATAGTAAACAATGGAGAGCCAGGATTCATTTGGCTTGATGTAGCACGTAACTATGGTCGTTTGGCTGATCCAAAGGATGGAAAAGATTATCGTGTCATGGGCTTTAATCCATGTGCAGAGCAACCATTGGAGTCATACGAATTGTGTACCTTGGTTGAAGTGCACCTAAATCGTCATGAGTCTAAAGAAGATTTCTTGCGTACATTAAAGTTTGCATATTTGTATGGCAAGACGGTAACGCTGATCCCAACACACTGGCAGCAGACAAATGGAATTATGCAGCGTAATCGTCGCATTGGAACATCGCTTACAGGTATTGCTTCATTCTCAGACAAATTTGGCTTGCCTGTTGTGCGTGAATGGATGGACGAAGGATACAAGACTATTCGTAAATATGATCACTCTTATTCTGAATGGCTATGTGTTCGTGATTCCATTAGAGTCACAACTGTTAAGCCATCAGGGTCTGTATCAATTCTTTCTGGCGCAACGCCAGGAGTTCACTGGGCACCAGGTGGAAATTATTTCTTGAGAGCAATTAGATTTGGGAATACCGACCCAATGATTCACTTATTCAGGGCTGCTGGATATAAAATGGAAGATGACCTTGTATCTGCGAATACAACTGTCGTATATTTTCCAGTGCATTCTGGGCATTCAAGATCTGAAAAAGATGTTACCCTATTTGAGAAAATTGCGCTTGCTGCTACTGCTCAGAAATATTGGTCTGACAACGGCGTTTCTGTAACGCTTTCATTTGACAAAGAGACTGAAGCAAAGCATGTAGCGCCTGCCTTACATATGTATGAAGGACAACTAAAAGCAGTTTCCTTCTTACCCATGGGAAATCATACTTATCCCCAGCAACCATATACAGAAATAACCGAAGAAGAATATAACAATTATATTGGGCAGATAAAGAAAATCGACTGGTCTGCTATTTATGACGGCGTAGAAAATTTAGAGGCTCAGGGAGAAATGTACTGCACTACAGATTCTTGCGAGATTAAAATATCCTAATGTGATAAAATAGACTCATAATGCCTAGTCCATCAAATCTATACGCAGAGAAAATATATTCAGAGCATCCGCAATTTCTGTGGGCACTTGACGATGAGGCTGACTATGTTTCTATTATATCTGAAGCAAACAGAGATACCTTGGTATGGTCTATAGATAATGGCTCTTCTATTGAAACAGAAGAATTATTAGATGCACCATTTCCTGATAGTATAATTAATAAAATAACCCCAACCGTCGTTTTATCAGAAACATTTTCTACTACTTTGGTTAGTCCAGAACTTGTTAATGTAGATGATTTAAATCAAACACTTAAAACATTTGCTATTGGATCGTATTTTTACACAGCAAGCCCTTATGCCCTAAGTATAGAAATTGGATATAGATATTATGATGATGCCTTAGAGTCATTTGTTGATGTATTAAAAAATTATGACGCTTCATTACAAAACAGATGGTATTTTATTTCAGAAACATTTAGTCCAGAGTTTGAAAATTCTTCTATAAGATTAGTAATTAAAATTAACTATATTGGAACTTCAGAAAGTTTAGATGACTATATTTTTTATATTAATGGAATAACTTTCGGTCAGTGGGCAGAAGAATTTCAGTCAAGTTCTCTTGGTGTTACTCCAGTATCTTTGCCATCGGATGTAGCACTAACTTCTTCAAATGTTATTCCTGCAGCAGCATATGGGTTTTCTGACTATTCTGGTTATTATTTTGTAAACAACAATTCATTAGTTGCTAAAAATTTTGGTGTGCCAATGGTTTATGGATCTCAAAACATAACTAAATTATACGAAAACCAAAATAATCCAAGCGTAATTGTTCCATCAACAGGAATGCTATCTAACGGGGGAAGATATAGAGATTTTACTTTAGAGTTTTGGCTTAGAACTAGTAATAACTCAACAACATCAAAAAGAATAGTTGGGCCCATAGGTTCAACAGATGGTATATATTTAGATGGACCATTTTTGGTATTAAAAATAAATAATGAGTATGCGTCTTACTACGTAGGGCAGTGGGAGCGTCCAATGTTAATTGATTGGAGATATACAACAAATTTATCCACTATTCTTTTAAACGGAGAAGAAGTTATATCATTAACTCTAGATAGCGATAATATTAGTTTGCCAGATAAATTAAATAATGATGGTAAAAATCAAGACTGGATAGGATTTTATGCATACACAGATATTCAGCCAATTGAATTGGACTGTGTTGCAATATATCCATATCTTGTCCCTTCTTTGGTGGCAAAAAGAAGGTTTGTTTATGGACAAGGAGTTCAATATCCAGAAAACTTAAATGCCTCGTATGGAGGAAGCACAGTTCTTTTTGATTATGCTTTTGCTGACTATACTAAAAATTACAACTACCCAGATCTTGGATCGTGGAATCAGGCATCAATTGATAACGTTCTTATAGAAGACAATTATCTTACATCAATAAACTTTTCAACTCCTGAAATTTTTATAGATGATGCATCTAAAACAGAGTCAGACCTCTTTACTGATTGTGCAATAATTCAAAACGAAGACTCTTTATTCTTAGATCTAAGGCCGAACGAGAGTTGGGATTCTGTAAATTCATATCTATACTTTAATAATTTTTCTATAAATGGAGAATCTCCACACGCTTTTTATGGATTGTTTAAAAAATCTTCAACCTTTTCTGAAACTGAGGTTTTAATAAGACTAGAGGATCAATCTTCAAATTACTTTTCTATAGAGTGCGTAGGAAATGACGTAAGATACATATTAAAATATGCAGATAATGAGCCAGAAACAATTTATGAGGCTCTTTCTGTTTCTAATGAGGAAATATTTGCTGTAGGCGTTGAAATAGATATTTTTAGAGATTATTTTGGTAATAATCTAACTTCATTTTTTGCAAACTCAAGCCTATCTATGTATGTTGGAGGAACAAAAAACTTTGACAAAACATTTACTGGAAATATATATAAGATTGCTATATGTTCAGAAAAAAATGTAAAAGAGATATCTAATTTATTTAATTTATTTGGTGTACCAAAAGACTATGAAAATATATTTTCTTTATATAACGGTCCTACTGACTATGATGGTGGAGATGCAGATCAAGATTTTTGGAATTACTATATTGGATCAAACCCAGAAGAATTTTCTCCATCTTCTTTTATTACTATTACATTGTTAGACCATAAACCAAGTTGTGGAATTGTTCCAAAAAATTATTTTGATAGTTTTTATTTAGACATAGATGCAAAAGGATCGTGGAAAGATTATGTTCCACTATCTTATTTTGGTCAGTATATAACAGATGAATATGGAGATAGTAAGTTTGGTTTAGATTTTATTCAATTTAACATAAACTATCCTGCTCCTTCTAAGTTTAAAGAAACAGAGACGGTAAGCCCAGAGGGGTGGCCTTATTCTGAACTTGCAGAACAATATTCTTATCCAATTCAAAGAACTTATGAGTCTTTAGACAATTATTTATATACTGGTTATGTAGACTATCAAGATTTAGCAGAAAAATCAATAAAGACATATTCTTATGACACATCAGATGCTATTTTAAAAACATATATAACTTTTGAGTATCTTGAAACTGGTGCCAATGCATCAAGTGGTTTTTTTACAAAAACAGAAGACGTTCCTAAAAATGGAGTAATTACTCCAGGAACAGACTGGATAAACACAAAATATGAAGTGGTGGATAATATAGTAATCTATCCTCCTAAGAATGTTGACTTTAATAAAGTAGCATTAGTAGTACATTTAGAATTTAATGTTAATGGTGTCTCCTATAAGCCAATTAGAATTAAAAATTTACAACTAGCCTCTCAAGCATTTAACTATAATACAGCAAATAATGTTGGTACCAGATTTGGTACTAATGTTTATCCATATTTAAATACTGGATATTATTATAACTATAAGGCAAAAAATCCTTTTACTATATACAAAGGATCTTCGCCATATTTATATCTTACAAGATATTCAGGTTTAGAGATGCGGGGCGATTACGATCCACTAATTAATCGTGGTGTTGCTATACCCATCAATTCAAGTAAAACAGAAAATTATGAAGTTATGGCAATGCAGTCTTTAGTTAGATTCAGTGGAGACTTTTTCCCATATGCACCAACAGAAATAATGCAAATAAATGCAAAAAATAAAATAATTAAATTCTACATGGTAGCAAATCATCCTACTGGGAAAAGGGCAAAGATATATGCAATTGATGCAAATAGTGGAGCACTTTATAATGGTATTGTTTTTTATATTAATGGTCAAATTGTTAAAGAGCCGATATTAAATGTTAATGAATGGATCATGCTGGGCATAGGATTTCCAAGCATTTTGAACTTTAAATCGTATGCTGGCTCTATTATGATAAATGGTCCTATTATTTTTAATAGTCTTTCATATTATCAAACCACAAACCTTCAGGCTATTCAGACAGTTACTAAAAGACCTTGGGCCAGGGTTAAGTTTGCAGTCGATGGCTTGTTTGATTGGGAATACTGGAACGACTTTTTCCTATGGCAAGGGGTATTGGTACAATCATCTGTTAGTTATTATGGAGTAAATCCATCAGACCTATATAAGGCTTATACTGGAACAAATAAGATTATTGTTGACGATGATCGGGTTTTTAGTATAGAGGGGTACGAGTACTCTGTATTTAAAGACATTTTGTGGCAATCAGAAATATCAGACGCAGTATAGTGTGGTATACTATTGGTAATGAAAAAGCAAAAATCGAGCAAACTTGGTAAGTCAAGCATTAAAGTCATCGATAAGAACTATGACTGGGGAGTGTACGTCTGGAAAAAATCAAACGGTAAGTGGTTTACAGACGGAGAGGGAAACATTTTAAACATACCTGCAATGCGTGGAGACTTTGGAAAACTTGCAGAATTAAGAGCAGCAGCAGCCCATTATGGTGAGCCAGATGGAGAGCCTATATTTTTTGCGGGACTAAACAGAATATCTGATGAAGAGTATGCAGAACAAAAACAAAGAATGTCTGAAGGACTAATACCAAACCTCAATGATCTCGGTGCTGTACACGCTGCACAACAAACTATTAAAAAGTATGGGGCAGACGACTGATGGAAGAAAAAGAGTATGTTATTAAGGCTAGTATTGACAATTTAGTTAATCCACTAGATCAATTTAAAGCAGAGGACCCATTCAATAAACCGTGGGGAGAACTTAAATCATACAATGGTTTGGACAATAATTTTAGACGAAGAACAACAAGACTTGTAGAAAAAGCAGACAGGATGAATCCTACACAAGGATATCTTGATAGTGCTAGGGCAGAGCAGTCTGGATTAGATGGAGCAAAGTCAAAAGAAATTAATCCAGGAACAGTTTATCGTAATGGATATGGATTATTTGATGTAATAACACCACCATGGAATGTTTATGAACTTGCTAATTATTATGATACATCGTTTGCTAACCATGCTGCAATTGATGCAAAAGTAGAAAACATTGTTGGCCTTGGATATGACTTTGAGGTTTCTCCAAGCACAATGCTTCGTTTAGAATCCAATAAAGATTCTGGACAAGTTGAAAGAGCAAGAAATAGAATTGAACGTGCAAAGATTGAAATGCATGAATGGATAGAATCATTAAATGATGATGATTCATTTACTACAACAATGATGAAGGTTTATACAGACGTGCAGGCCGTAGGCAATGGATATTTAGAAGTAGGCAGAACCACTCGTGGTGAGATTGGGTATATCGGACATATTCCAGCAACCACTATGCGTGTTCGTAGACTACGTGATGGTTTTGTTCAGATCATTGGACAAAAAGTTGTTTATTTCAGAAACTTTGGAGCAAAGAATACTAATCCAGTAACCTCTGATCCAAGGCCTAATGAAATCATACACTTTAAACAGTATTCGCCTTTAAATACTTTTTATGGTGTACCAGATATAATGTCGGCAATAAACTCGCTCCATGGAGACCAGTTAGCGTCACAATATAACATTGACTACTTTAGCAATAAGGCTGTCCCTCGTTATGTTGTGACACTAAAGGGTGCCAGACTTTCTGCAGATGCCGAAGATAAGATGTTTAGATTTTTACAGACAAGCCTTAAGGGGCAATCACACAGAACTTTGTATATACCGCTTCCTGGAGATAGCGATAATAATAAGGTTGAGTTTAAAATGGAGCCCATTGAAAATGGTGTTCAAGAAGGCTCATTTGAAAGGTATAGAAATCAAAACCGTGATGATATTTTAATTGCACACCAAGTTCCTTTATCTAAGATTGGCGGAGGAGATTCTGGATCTATAGCAGCAGCCCTCGCACAAGATCGAACATTTAAAGAGCAGGTATCAAGGCCAGCACAGAAAGAACTTGAAAAAATCATAAACAAGATTATTAAAGAAAAAACAGACGTATTGGTTTTAAAGTTTAAAGAATTAACCTTAACAGACGAAATTGCACAATCTCAGATTTTGGAACGATATGTAAAGACTCAGGTTATGCTTCCTAATGAAGCAAGATCCGTATTGGGTCTTCCACAAAGGGAAGGAGGAGATGAGCCTTTCCAGCCTAAGCCAGATTCAGAACGTGCTAGGGATGGAGAAAGAACTAACAATCAGTCTGACGGCCCTGCTACTTTAAATGGCAGAAACCCAAAGGGTGAGGGTAGATCTTCAGAATAGTTATCCACAAGGTTATTCACAGTTTATTAACATTTGTGTAAAAAGGGCTCTATAATATATACTAGTATGACTATATCTAAAGCCCATTGGGATACCGATGGCGACTCCGTAAGGCTTTCCCTTCCATTTGCGAAGGTTGACAAAGAGAGACGTATCGTCTCAGGTTTTGCCTCACTTGATAACCTTGATAAGCAAGGAGATATAGTTACATCAGAAGCATCCATGAAAGCATTTTCAAAGTTTCGTGGCAACATCCGTGAAATGCATCAGCCACTTGCAGTTGGCAAAATGGTTAATTTTAAAGAAGATAAATATTTTGATCCAGAATCTAAAAAGTTTTACTCTGGAGTTTTTGTGTCTGCCTACGTATCAAAAGGCGCACAAGACACATGGGAAAAAGTTTTGGACGGTACACTAACAGGATTTTCAATTGGTGGTCGTATGAATAAGTGGGATGACGGATATGATGAGAAATCAGATTCCACAATTAGAATTATTAAAGATTATGATCTTGTTGAGTTGAGTCTTGTAGATTCTCCAGCAAATCAATTTGCAAATATCATGCATGTAGAAAAAGTAGACGGGGTTGATGTTGTAAAAGGTCAAGACGTTGAGTTAGAAAATGTTTTTTATGATGAAGAGTCTGGGATAGTAATGGTTTCAGATGAAGAATCGGTTACAAGTCCAATTACAGGAAATGCAATGAAAAATATAGGTTTCGTTGAAAAACAAGACAACGAAAAAATGGATATAGTCAAATTCTTAGTAGATAGTGCTAAAGGCATTGATGCTAAGATAACAAAGGAGGATAATCCTATGGCAAGAAAACCAAAGACTGAAGAAGTCGAAGTTGCAAAGTCAGAAGAAGTCGCTCCAGAGGCAGATGCCGTTGTTGAGGCTCCTGCTGCAGAAGTTACCGCAAAGTCTGAAGAGACAGAGGTAGCAGAAGATACTGTTGAAAAGTCTGAAGAGACTGAAGCAACAGAAGAAGTTGTCAAGGCTGAGGAATCAGTTGAGGCTCCAGCAGTAGAAGTTGATGCAGAAGTATCTAAATCAGATGAGGCAGTTGTTGAATCAATTGCTGAAATCAAGAACACAATTACATCAGCCTTTAGCGATTTAGTTGAAACTGTAAAGTCTTTGCAGGCAGAAGTAGAAATGCTTAAGTCTACAAAGGTTGATACAGCAGCAGTAAAAAGTTCTCTTGAAGCAGTCGCCAAAGACATTGCTGCAACAGTAGAACAAGTTGATAAGTTTGGAAAGCGTGTTGACGCAGTAGAAGCAGATACAGCATTCCGAAAGTCTGGCGATCTAGGCGAGATCGTACAGGAGCAACCAGAAATGGTTGAAAAATCCCTATGGGGCGGACGTTTCCTCAAAACAGCCGACTTATTTAATTAAGTAATCACTTAGGAGGTGACAAT